TGAACATAGGCATCCGAGGATCGTTCTCGCGCATAAAAGTGTTATCTACTGAGGCCATCTGTGCATCCGCTTGTTTGGCAAAATACGCATCACGATCCTTAGTAAATTCAACTGGTGTCTTACAAAGCAACAATCCACCGATCTCAATACTGTCTGGAAAGCGGTTAGCTTGACCACTCATTAAGACGATTTCGGGGTGTTCTGATGCCTTGACAGGCTCCCAGCCTTCACGAAGTTTTGAGGAAATATTCAATGCATCTGCTGTGCCAAGTGTAGCTAGACGGATCCAACGGAACGCATACCCTTCCTCTGGATGAGGATCAGGCAGAAGTTGGGGAGGCATCCATTTTTTTGGACGCTCGACTGCTGCACGGCTTTCGGTTTCGCGCTTTGCGCGGTTTTGATTTGCATCTGTCATTTTTAATTCCTCATTTGTTCCGCAACCTTACGCGCATAGAGTTCCAATGGAACACCTAGTCGTTTGGCGATATTTACTTGGGTTTGAGTAAGCGTTACCTTCTTAGGGGCAGAGCTTCTCGTTGCTGGCGCAACCACATTCGATTTAGTTCGCTTCTCAACCTTCTCAGGTTCATCGGCGGGTTCCTCAGATTCGAAGGCCTCTGGAAACACTTGTCGCATACGAGAATTTATCTTCTCATAGTAGTCGTCTGATGTCGGATCTACCCCACCTTTAACCAGCTTGTTGTGGAGTCCAAGCGCAAAGCTGGTCATTTCATCGTCCGGCCCAAACCATTTGTTCTGTTTACGCCAATTTTCTGCTTTCGCATCAAAGGCATTACTGGGAACTTGAGGTATTTTTACATCAACTTGATCTTCTTGTAAAGGGGTGGGCTTAAAATTATTCACTCGGTCAAGTTTTATCTTGACGGAGGTCAAATTTTCCTGAGCATTGACAAGAGCCTCAGAATCTCCCGATTCATACGCTTCCTTGTACTTTCTCCGAGCATCTTCCATCTCAGAAGCCACTGTTTTCTTGGCTTGTTCAAGAAGCGCTGTCTGCCCCTGATTCAAAGAACCTTTGAGCTTTTTGTTTTCCTCAACTATGGCCTGAGCCGCTTTGATCGCCTCTTCGCGCTCCATGAAAGCTTGCTCTGCCTTGCGCTTTTCTTCGTGATAGCCCTTTTGCAAGTGCTGAATCCTGCGCCGAACCTTCTCGCCATAGCTGTTTAACTCATCCTCATCAATATCTTTGGGAGGATCTTCCATTTTTTTGCCAGATTTGGGCGTGTCATCAATAATTTCTATCTCAGTCTCGCCCTCACCCTCAATTTCAACCCTAAAATCGTCATCTTTTGACGCTTTTTCTGGCTTTTTATCCATTTCATCTGGGAATTTGTACTCTGTTTTTTCCATTTTTCCCTCCTTATGCTCTGGAAATGCCGCGAGGGTCTTGAACCACAGCCTCTACAGAGTCATCATTGATCACTCTGAACTCTTTCCCGTGGATTTTGATGCGAGTACCCGTGTTAGGACGTACCAACACAAAGTCTCCCACCTTACAAGATGGGCCGCTTGGGAAGCGTTTCTCATCTTTAAAGGCATCAGGCCCCATTTTCACCACAAAAAGCACTGGTGACAGTAGCTCTTCATAGTGAATTGTTTGCCCAGCCTTAACAAGACCACTCTCATACTCCTCATCCACCTCTGGAAGAACGCACAGAATGTGGTAAGTCACAGGATCAGGCACTTGCTTCGCTTTTTCCTCCGCCGAGGCATTCAAAATCCCCGAAAGATCAACAGCTTGAACATCAAACTCAGTCATCATCAACATCCTTTAGTTTCCGCACAAGGTCATTTATTTCCATCTGTGCGGTTTGCAGACCCCGGATTGCTCCGCACAGCTCTTTGTAATGAGCGTAGTCTTTCGCTACGCCATCACTCAGCACTCCTAAATGTTGGTTAATGTGTTCTTGAATTTTCTTATTCAAAATTTCGGCAAGCTTTGGATCCATTACTCAGCCTTCCTTGGTTTTGTTATTGCATCCAACTGACGAGCCGTCATGTCCGCTTGGATTCTGGCCTTGGTCTGCAACTCTTGTGACTGAAGCCGCTTAGATTCTCTTAAAATCTCCGCCTCAATTTTCTGCTTCTCAAGTTGCAATTTCTGCATTGCAAGCTGCGAATCCACCTGATCTTTTTGCGTCTTGCGCTGCACATCAGCTTGTTTAACCTGCAACTCAGCCTGCTGAATTTGAATAAGCGGATCTTGAGCTTGCTGTTGAGCCTGAGCCTGTTGAGCCTGCGCTGAATTCTTCTGCATCAACTGCTGTGAACCCTGTGCCACCAAACGTGACAGCTGAACTTCAACATCCTCTGGCAACTCCGCATCTGGGTTAGGTAATGGAACGCCAACTTGTTCTTCCACATCCTTGCGATACTTGAATGCCAAGTGTTCTGCAATGTGCGCCATGATCGCCGCCTGCATTTGCTGCGCCATCGGATTTTGTCCAATCGTTGCCGCAATCATTGGGTCTTGCATAAATGATTGGTGCGCTTGAATGTGCGCATCTTGGTCTTGATAAATGAAAGCCTTTGTCGGCTCGCCTCTCAAGAATGCCATGTTCTCGCTGATCGGATCTCTTGGCTGCTGATCGTCTTTTACAGGAACCAGCTTGTCAGCATTCTTCACGCCCAAAACTTCAATCATCTGACGATGCAGCTGAGGTAAGTTGTAAATCTGTGGAGCAGACTGAGCCAGCTGGATAACAGCCTGATATTGCATGATCCGCTGCGCCATAGTCGCGGCATTAGGATCTGACACTGGAATCACTTCCACCATGTCGTAATCTTCTTGCTTGGCCTTGCGATCCCCATTTTCTGGATCGTATTCATACTCTTTAGGAGCATAGTCACGGATGATGTTTTTCAGGATTTTGAATTCCTGCTTCATCGAAAAGTGAACTCGCGCCTGCACAGCAGACATCGTTTTTAACTGTCTCTCAAGAATAGCCAGCGTAGTTCCAACAGGCGCATTTGCACTCATATCACTGATCTTCATGTCAGCAATAGAACCAAGTCGCCTGCCCTCTTCAGTTATCTTCTCAAGCAACAAAGCCAATACTTGGCTCGGCTCCTTATATGGAAGCGCCATGATGTTGTCTTTGATAGACCCACTTGGTACGTCCACATCTCTAAACTCTCCGGGAGAGATAGGCGTATCGTCACCCTTGACTCGCAAACCGCGAGACTTCAAGCCGCCGGGCAAGTTACTCAAAGTACCAGCATCAATCAACTGACGAATCAGTGAAGTACCCGCCCTTGCATACCCGCCAATCAAATGTATGTAGCCAAATCCATAAGCACCAAATCCCGGCACATAGTCATACTGAACCATATGCTGTCTCTTTAATCGCATTACATCTTCTTCTTCGTAATTGCGATAAATAGACAAAACTTTCCCCGTACCCACATCAATCGACACGATGTAAGGCAGCGCTATTTCATCTTTATCTTCATAGCCGGGCAAGTCATAATCAATCTGCACTTCATATACTTGATACCGATCATCATCAGTCAAGGAGTAGCCTTGCTCTTCGGCCTTCTTCTTCTCTACATCAGTATGAATCGCTACCGGCTCACCTAAATCTATGTCACGATAAAAGCCAGCAGCCTGTAATTTACGAATATCATTTTTCGTCTTGCGCATCACATGGGTTACACGTTCTGCTGTTCTCGCCCCACTTGAGCCGTAAGGAATAATCACATCCTCTGCCGGTATATATATAGAGGTCTGTCTTCCCAGCGCCGGATCGTAGTACACCTTCTTAAAGGCCGATCCAGATAATCCCAAATTAAACAACATCCGCTCATGCTCTGGTCTGTACTCAGGCATCGCTTCAGTCAGCTGATAGTTCATGTCAGTACGAACCCTCTCAGCTGCATCTTCCTTCATCTTATTAATAGCGCCAATGATTTCTGTCTTCACCGGCCCCGCTGCTGGAAACGTTTCCACAATCATTTCTGATTGAAACCTCACCGCAGCCTCTGTCAGGATCGTAGAGAAAACTCCACAAGCACCATTCCACGGCTCAGTTCTCTCTTCATACTTCATGCCAAGGACTTCCAATCCCTTGACAAGCATCTCCACCCAATCCTTACGGGAGTTAATGTCAGCCTCAACCAACTCAACAATCTCTGAGCCAACTAACTCAAGATCACTATCATCCATGAATTCAGCCAGATTTGAATCAAACTGTTCTTCCTCAGACTTCTCTCGGTCAGGCTCTAAAGTAATCTCCACCCCGCCCATACCAATAGATACAGAGTCAGGATTTTCAATTTCAATTTCCAAGTCGGGAGCATCTAAAGCCTCAAGACCTTGGGGCGCGGCATAAAGTGATTTTGCAATGTCCATTTAATCCTCAATAGTAAGCGTGTTTTCTGCGAAAGCTTTTAAGCTCTTCTCTCTCATCAGATGCAAGTCTCAAAAACCCACCCTTGCGAAACCGAATCAATGCTTGTGTAGATGAGTCCACCAAGTCATCATTAGGCGCATTCGGAAATGCCGCCATCTCTTCAATCAATTCGTCAGCCCATCTTGTCTCTGGAGCCCACACTTTACCTGAACTAAATAAATCAGCAACTGAATTAATCCGCACAAACTTATCATTCCCCCTGCTCGGCGTATATTCACTCACCACAATCCCCATCGCCCTCAACTCAAATATCAACGGACTGCCAGCCGCTTTCGCTTCAATCACAAAAGCATCAGGCTCCCAATATGTGTAATTCTGATACGCCTTTTCCTTCAACTCAGGAAACTCCATCCGCTTCTTAAACGAATCCAACAAAATAATATTCGCATCCTCAGCGTTCTCATTTAAATAAAACACACCCCATGTCGTACAAGCCGAGTAGTCACTCCTCTCACCCTTCGTAAAAGCAGTGTCCCAACTCTGAATAATAAACTGACAAGTCGGCGGATCCTCTTTCGTCCAACGCTTCCACCACTCCCGCTTCACAATCGCACCCTCTTCACCAGTCGGATTCTGCTGGTACTGTGCGTTCCACTTGGCAGGTGGCAACTCATCCCTCAAAGCAGCCAGTTCATCAATACTCCAAAACTCAGGCCACAAAGGATTCCCCGACGGCATGATAGCAGGCAACTCAATAATCTCCCACTCCTCACCCTTATCTCTACCTGCTGCATCTTTAATTACTCTACCAGTCAGATCCCTG